ACGCGAAGCACGAGCAGGAGACGCTGCTATATGGGGTGGCGCTGGTGGTAAACTCGAAATGGGCAACTTGTTAAGAGGAAATATGTTTCCTTCCGTAGCTGGTGAGCAAGTTGGCATGATGCCAAGCCAAGTTGGGAACTTGACACCACCCCGTCCTGCGAGTTATATGCAAGACCAAGACAATTTATCATTGGATAAAAAATGAGAATTCCGTCAGAGCCTCTACAAAGAGAACAGTTCTACATTGATCTCATCGGAAAATGTTTAGTCTCAAGAGAAGAACGCAAGGCTGATTACTCCGCGCTGCGCTCTTACTTTCTTTTTGGTTCTGGCCCCGAAGATGCGCCAGCAATCTTTAACAAAATTTATCCGCACATAGATCAACTCAGCAGCTTTTTATATTCTGCTGAGACAACACGCTTTTCAATTGATTTAGGTGCTGGTGTGCAAATAGGCGAACAGAAAAAAATTCGCTCAATGCAACGGCTTCTTAATGATGATTGGCTGCGCTCAAATACGGATCAGGTTTGCTCTAATGTTTTGCTCTGGTCACTGTGCTACAACACGTCATACACCAAGCTCATCATTGGCCCCGGTGGAAGTTTGAATCCTTACATGGTTGATCCGGGCGCGATTGGCGTTTTACGTGAAGACACACCGTACACAGACAGACAAGAAGCGTTAGTCCATACGTACTACATTACAAAGTCAGATTTATATTCCAGACTGTACTCTCACCCTAAACGCGATAGCATTTTAAAGCGTGTAACTACAGCGTTCCACGAACAGGCTAGTGATGTTCCAGAAGGCATAGATCGAATCATTATGTCTCAGGCAAGTCCAAGCCTAATGGGTAACGTCAACCTAGACTTGTCAGGCATGAATCGTTACAAGGCTAGAGTTGCTGAAGACACAATTGAGATGCACGAGCTATGGGTATTCAATGACGAAATTGGTGACTACCAGTGCGTAACTATTGCTGATCCAGACGTTATTATTTATGACCGTCCGGGCGAAAAGATGTTCCTGAAAGGTGAGTTGCCATTCATTCAGTTTTGCCCGAATCCTCAGTATGATTATTATTGGGGTCAGAGTGAAGTTCAGCGCTTAGTGTTCTTGCAAGATGTACGTAATAAGCGCATGGGTGAAATTCTTGATCTGCTGAATAAGCAAGTCTCTCCACCTACTGCATTAATGGGCTTTAACGGTATTTTGGATGAAAAGAACTTTGCGCTTAATCGTGCTGGCGGTTTGCTTTCTAGCGATATGCCAAGTGCAAAGGTCGAACGTCTTGCGCCAAACATTCCAAACGATCTTTTCGAAGTCATCCGAGAAGTGGACTCAATGTTTGCAGAAGCAAGCGGTATTACTCCCGTGTTGGCTGGTCGCGGTGAAGCGGGAGTTCGCTCCAAATCTCATGCGGAATCATTATCAAGACTCGGTAGCTCCAGAGCAAAGAAACGCGCCCTGATTATTGAAGACGCTCTTGAGAAAGTAGCAACGCTTTACCTGAAGTGCATTCAGAAATATCAGCCAATCATGTTGAAAGACGATGATGGTAATGATTTTATTCCTGAACAATTCACTGATGACTTTATGGTAAAGGTCGATGCTCATAGCAATAGCCCAATCTTCACAGAAGACTTGAGAAACTTAGCATTTAGTCTGCATCAGGCTGGTGCTATCGACCAAGAAGGTCTGTTAGACTTGCTAGAACCGCCGATGAAGCAATTGTTGAAAGAAAAGCTCAAGCTCAACAAAGAAAAACAGGAAGAAATGGCTATGTTGCAACAACAGCAACAACAACAGCCTAAACCTAGCTCTCCACCCAATTTACAGGAGGTAGCATGAACGCAAATGGCGTAGAAACTACATCAAAAGCAGATCAGCCTAGAGTTACTTCAGAAGCATTAAGGCAAGAAGAAAAAGGGCCAACTTTACAGTATCGAGTTCAGCGTTTGGGCACATATCAGGAACGAAGCCCAAATAGAGGCTCTTATGGGCGCATGAAACGATAATAAAACTTGACAAAGTTTTCTAATTTGTTTATTTCTATTGCCAAATTTCATACGGAGTTATTATGGCTGTATCATCTGAAGAAGTTATGCGCCTCATGGAGCAGCAAAAGGGAGAAAAGAAGCTCCTGAAGCTCCAGAAATGGAAGAAGGCGAAGCGGAAGAAGTCGAAACCGAAGAATCCGCATCCCCAATGGCAGCACCTATGTCCACTCCAGAACCAAAAATGGGTTCAAAAGAGGGAGCAATGGTTAATCTTGGGTTGGCAATGGATTTGATTAAACGCGCACTGCCAGCTATAGGTTCTGATTCAGAAGAAGGCAAAAAAGTTATTTCAGCAATCAAAGTATTATCCGACCTGACAGGCAAAAACTCTGACGGTATGGAAGAACTTAAGAAGTCTGAAATTTTACAAATGTTGCAAACCTTGCCGCAAGCAGGGGGTGCTACACCTGAAGGCAAAGCAATGGCTGCTGCGCCAGCAGTTCCCGGCATGATGTCATAATTTTTGGAGAAATCACTATGGATTTGTTTAAACCCCGTGGTGCTGCTGCACCTCGCAACCCAACTGACAACACTCAGCAAAACGGTCAGATCGTCAACACACCTCGCTTCTCGCAAATGGGTGGTTTGAAGAACGCCGCTGCAACTGGTGTTAAAAATCGCATGATGGTTGAAAAGCCCGGCGGTAAGCGCATTATCTGATGCGCTTTTTTATTGTTTATTAAAGGGGATAACCTATGTCACTTGAAGACCTTAGCTACGAAGCCCGTGATGAACTGGCTCTTTTGGCCCGTCAACTTGCTGAGAATCCAAAAACTCGCAAAGCTTTCTTACGTTTAACAAAAGAAGCTAAGCCAGATATGCCGATTCCTGAACTCGAAATTGAAGATTCAACCAATTCCGCTGTTCAGAAAGCAAATGATCGAGTTGCTCAGCTTGAAGCAAGACTCCAGCAAAGAGATGCGATGGAGGAATTGAACAAGCGCCGCAGCAAGCTAAAAGAAAAAGGCTTGGTTGATAGCGACGAGCAGATTGAAGAAGTGGAGAAAATGATGCTGGAAAAAGGCATTACTAACCACGAAGTTGCTGCTGATTACTGGAAGTACATGAATCAATCCGCTGCACCAACACCAACTGGATATAATCCGTCTGCGATTAACAAGTTTGACTTGTCATCGTACTGGAAGAATCCGGTTCAAGGTGCGCGTAATGAGGCAGCAAAAGCATTATCGGAGTTACGGCGCAATCCTAAACCATTAGGGTTGTAATTTAAGTAGGGGATGTTTTTAGATCGGAGATAGATTATGCCTATTGGTGGCGGCATTCTTCCGGCTTCGGGTTCCACTCAATTTACTGAGTTGACCTACGTTACCCGTAGGGCATTTATCCCGAAGCTGGTAGTACAACTTTATAATTCGACACCGCTTATGGCGGCACTGATTGCTAACAGTCAGTCTGCTTCTGGTGGTGTTTCCTCTGTAACTGTACCTGTTCAGGGTTCTCAGTTCGTAAATGCTCAATGGTCAGACTACAGCGGCTCGTTCGCTCAGCCTTCTGTCCAACAGGGTGCTTACAACGCTGAATTCAACCTAAAGCTGATGATTGCACCAGTACCGTTCCTCGGTATGGAAGGCGCAGTTCAGCAAGATGCAGCCGTTATTCCTCTGATCGAAGCGCGTATGAATGACGCGACTAACGTGATGATGGATGCGATGGCAACATCCCTGTACAACAACACGACAAACACTCAGCAGTTCACAGGTTTACCTGCTGCTGTGTCTGATTCGGGAACTTATGGCAATATTGATCGTTCTACCTATACTTGGTGGAAGTCGAAGCAGTATGCTGCTGGTTCTGTAAACCCAACTCGTCAAAACATCCTTCAGTACATTTCCGGTACAGTCAAAAATGGCGCAGAAGTGCCTACGTTTGGCGTATGCGGTTTTGGTACGTGGACTTTGCTGGCACAAGATTATGTCGGTCAAGAACAATACGTCTTAACACCGGGTTCCGGTTTTGATGGCGATTCGAATGGCCCTCAGTCTGGCTTCCGCGCTTTGATGGTTGCTGGCGTTCCTATTTATCCTGATCCGTACTGCCCTGAAGGAACGGTTTACTTCCTGAACAGCAACTACCTGTCGCTCTATATCCATGAGCAGGGTTCGTTTGTCTTTACAGGTTTTGAATCGACACTTCCTAACTGGCAGATTGGTTATGTTGGTGCTGTGCTGATGATCGCTGAACTGGTCAACACTAAGCCCAAATCCATGACCAAGGTGACAGGCTATAACTCGCTCACATTGTAAGGAGAAATAGTCATGTCTAATAAAATCCTCGTAGCTGGCGCATCAACTAACGCTGCTGGTGCATTTATTCAAGCTTATGCTTTGGGTAATGCAACGGCAGTTGTTCCTGCTGGCGATTACTACATTGCTCCAACTGCTAACGTCACTATTGAACTAAATACAAACACTACTGGAAACATCAGTAATGCTTCGTATGCAGTTGTGGTTGCCAATAATACTGGTGGCTACTTTATCGCTGATGGCGTAAACATTCGCGCTAATGTTCTTGCTGGTACACCGACCATTACTCTGTTCCAAGTGAATCAGGGTCAGGCGGTTAGTGAGACTTACGCATAAGGAGCCAACATGAATGCTAACCATGTAGGTTCGTTGTATCCCAATAGCTTTGGTAACTTTGGCCTTGGTCGTGCTGTAACCGTTAATGTCGGTACAGTCGCTAATGCTGTTGTCCAAATTCCTATTGTTGGTGCAAGTTCATACATTGTTCGCAGGATTACGGTAGCTAATGCAAGCAAGTCGATTGCGACTGCAAATGTGACTGTTACCACGTCTAACGATGGTAATGTTTCAAATGCAGTTGCATCGCTGACAACGCTTAGCAACGTAACTAGCACTTCTACGTATCAAGACTTAACTCTTGCTGCTGGCGCTGCTACTACTGTTTACTCGGCTGGTTCGTTGTACGTCAACGTACCTGTTGCGGTATCTGGTGGAACTTGCGACATTGTAGTTTACGGAGATGTGGTAACTCTATGACGACTGTATATGTGACTAACAAGTGGGAAAAACCCATTGTCGATGAATATGCGTATAAGACATATACGTTCCCTGTGGACGAATCTGTTGAAGTACCCGTAGAAATTGCCCGTCACATATTTGGTTATGGTTCTGAAAACAAGGAACCTTTTTTGGCTAGACTCGGTTTTGCTAAAACAAAGAATGACATTCCTAGCGGGTTGGAAATTCTTGCAAAATTTAGCATTACCGAATCCAAGCCAGTACAGGATCGCTCCCTATCCCCGGCGATTGACCAAGTACCCCCACCTATCCCTTTGCGGGGGGTGGGGAGAAAAGTCGAAAAAGCCGCTTAGTTATGGCAATTAAATGGCAACTTTATCCGGTTACATCACGGAAGTTCGTAGGCTGCTGCACGATGCCAACGGGAACTTTTATTCTGACTCTGAACTAACGGACTACATTAATGAAGCCCGTAAGCAGACAGTCAGGGATACTGGTTGCCTAAGAAAAATACAAATATCACAAACTCCAATGTCGCCTGTAGCTGGTGGCGCAAATCCAGTTATCTGGACTGCTGGTGCGACTGTCGCTTTAGATGATTACGTATTTTCAAATATCTTTATCTACAAAGTAACTGTAGCTGGTATTTTGGGAGATACAGCGCCGCCTTACCCGGCAGCAAATTACAACTATCCCCCAACAACACCGTTCACTAACGGAACCGCTACGTTGCAATATGCTGGCAATTGCGAAAAACTAAATTACGCAGCGTTCCCTGATAGTGTAAATACGATTGATATTCTAAATATCAACCTTTATTGGGGAAATAGTCGTATTCCTTTGCAGTATTTGCCTTGGACTCAGTTCAATGCTCAACTACGTTATTGGCAAAACTACATAGGTAGGCCAGTAGCGTTCAGTGTTTACGGACAAAAAACAGCATTTATCTCTCCTGAACCACCCGTACCACCAGTAGCGTGCGCTCCTGAACCACCTCCGCCAGCGTAAGTTACTGAACTTCCAGAAATACTAGAAGCGGTTCCTGCACCTCCTGTACCGCCAGTATCTCCTGAATTATTACCGCCAGCAGCAGATGACCCGCCGCCTCCACCGCCGCCATTTGGACCACTTTGACCATTGCCGCCGCCATTACCTTGAGATGGGCTAGTAGGTGGAGTATTGCCAAGACCTCCAGTACCACTTACGCCACCATACGCACCGCCACCGCCTGAACCACCACTAGGAGCCGGGCTATTAGGAGAGCCGCCTCCGCCTCCGCCGCCATTGGAAGTAATAGTGCTAAATACTGAATTACCGCCATTCCCGCCATGACTTGAAGATGATGCCGTTCCGCCAGCACCAACAGTTACTGTGTAATTAGTTGCCGAAGCTACACTTAAAGTTGATTCTCTATAACCGCCAGCACCGCCGCCGCCGCCAGTAGAGCCACCCCCACCGCCGCCAGCCACAACAAGGTAACTTACGCTAGTTGGTGCAGCAGACCCACCAGCCTTTGCTTGCATTAATTTAGTATAAGCAAACATTAAAGCTCCTTATACGAAGTAGTTTTGAGAGGCCGTTCCGTACCAATTAGTACCATCCGAACTAAACGCAATAATATCCATACGATTTGCTGTTGTTGTAATGGTAGGCGCTGTATTCGCAGGAAATTTAACGCTTGTAAATGTTCCGGTAAAGTTTCCAGCACCCGACTTAATCATCACTAAGAAAGATTTGCCAGAGCCAACGGAAGGCATAGTAAATGTACAGTTGCCTGTCAAAGTTACTGTTTGCACCGTACCGTTAGATAAGGAAATAGTTTGAGTTGTGCTGGAGTTACCAATATTTACTTGGCTTTCCGTATAGTTAGTAAACGTACCGTTACCTATAGTGACTGCGTTAGCAGTTCCGCTAGTAATGGTGACGTTTGTAGAAGCAATTCCATTGGCTGTTCCCCCTGAAATTGTTACGTTGGCAAGCGTCATGTTGTTTAGCGTGGTAACGGTATTACCTAGCTGAACAGCCGTATTGCCAATCGTAATTGGAGTAGCAAAGTTCGTATCAAGTTGCGATAACGGGATTGATGTAGTTGCATTCGCAAAAGTATTTGGCACTGGCATTTTAGAACCTCGTTCTTAGTTCATGTTCAAATTGGAAACCGTTAATAACAAAAGGTGTTGATGTGCTA